AGGCGACGCGCACCTGCAGCTTGCCGTCGGCTTCGTTCCAGCGCGCGCCGACGACGGTGCCCTCGATGTCGGGCACGACCTTTCTGACTTGAGTTCCGAGTTTCATGTGCGCTCCTGCACGATGTGATGCTGTGGTCACCGGCCGAGTGGGCTGGATGTACGGGCGCCGCCGATGGTCACGCTTTGCCTGCGCCGCGTCAGCCGGAAGCATTTCCGGCTGACTTCTGGCGCGGCAGCGGGCACATTCGCAGCCCATGACCGAACAGCGCTCGATCGATGTTCCTTCCCGCGGCATGCGATTCGTCGCTGCCGTGCAGATGTCTGCCGCCGAAGGTGGCGCGGCCGACCGCCGCTTCGATGGCGTGGCGTACGGCGGCGGGGTGATCACGGACCACGGATGGTGGGACGCGGTCGCATTCGATCTCACCGGCCTGACCGCCGCCGTGCCGCTGCCGCTGCTGCTGCAGCACGACCAGGACCGCGCCATCGGCGTGATCGACCGGGTCGAGAACACTGGCACCGAGCTGCGAGTCGGTGGCCGCCTGTTCACTGCCATCGAACCAGAGGCCGCGCGCGTCGCCGCCAAGGCCGATGCCGGTATGCCGTGGCAGATGAGTGTTGGCATCTTTCCGGACGCGATAGAGGAAATCGCCGCCGGCAGATCGACGACGGTCAACGGGCGCGACGTCGCGGGGCGGGCGCATGTGTTCCGCAAGAGCCGGGTGCGCGAGGCGAGCCTGGTTGCTATCGGAGCCGACAGCGCGACCGGCGCCCACGTTTTCGGCGGCGCCGAGGCAGCGCGCCGCGTTCCATTCATCGATTTCACCGGAGGCTGCACCATGCACGAAAACATCGACCCTGCAGCCGCCTTGGCGCAGATGACCGCCGAGCGCGACGCAGAGCGCGCTCGCGCCGAGGCCGCCGAGCGCGAGCGCGACCAGCTGCGCGAGCAGTTCGCCGCCCGCGAGCGCTCAGACCGCGAGGCCGCGGTTCGCGCCATGCTCGGCGAGGAGTTCTCGGCCGAGCATGCGGCGCCGTATCTGGAGATGACGCCGGCGCAGTTCGCTGCTGTTCAGGCTGCCGTCGGGTCGGCGCGCAGCAGACTGCCCCAGGGCTTCACCGCTGAGCAGGGCAGGGGCGGCGCTGCGGCCGCGATCACGGTGGAGGCGATCGACAAGTACCGCCGAGACCACCCCGGTGCCACGTACGACCAGGCCTTCGCGGCACTGAAGTCGCCTGGCCTTTCGGGCCTTCCTACCACCTTCGCAGGCTGAGGAACCGCACATGAGCCAGCTGATCAAGACGTACACCGCCACTGCCGCGGCCATCAACTCCCGCCGGATCGTCAAGTTCGACGGCACGACGAAAACGCTGGTCCTGCTGGCTGCGGCCGCGACCGACAACAGCATCGGCGTCGCGACCGAGGTTGCCGCGGCCGCCTCCGAGCGGGTGGATGTGATTCACCACGGCGTGACCTACGTCGAGGCCGGCGCGGCCTTTAACCCTGGCGCGATGCTCACCGCCGATTCGGTTGGTCGCGCGGTCGCTGCCTCGCCGGCGGCCGGCACGAACAACCGCATCGTCGGGATCGCTATCGAGGAGGCCGCCGCCGCCGGCGACCTTGTGCTGATGCTCGTCAACCCGTTCTCGACGCAGGGCTGATGCCGCTGCACTGACAGGAGTTATCAAGCCATGGCACAAGCCCCGTTCCCCATCGACGCCGACCTGACCTCGCTGGTTATCGCATACCAGAATCAGGGACTGATCGCCGATGAAGTGATGCCGCGCGTGCGGGTTGCGCGGCAGGAGTTCAAGTATCTGCGGCAGAACAACGTCGACGGATTCACCGTGCCCGAGACGCGGGTTGCGCGCAAGGGCCGTCCGAACATGGTCGACACCAGTGCTACGGAAAGCACGGACAGCACGGTCGACTACGCACTGGACGACGTGGTGCCGCTGTCCGACCTGCAAAACGCAGATGGCCGCTTCAATCCACTGGCCCGGGCGGCCACCTACCTGGCCGAGCTGATCGCCTTGGCGCGCGAAGTGCGCGTCGCCTCCCTGGTGACCACGATCGGCAACTACCCGAGCAGCCAGCGCACCACGCTTTCTGGGACCACTCAGTGGAGTCACGCATCGAGCAACCCGGTCGCGGCGATCCTCGACGCGCTCGATGTGCCTGTGATGCGACCGAATGTCATCGTCATGGGCCAGCAGGTCTATACCAAGCTGATCCAGCACACGGCGGTGGTGCAGGCCACCAAGGGCACGTCGCAGAGCTACGGCGTGGCCGAAAAGGCGGCGCTCGCGCAGCTCTTCGGGGTCGACAGGGTCCTTGTCGGTGCGGCGTGGGTCAACACGGCCAAGAAAGGCCAGACTGCCACCATGGCGCGCGGATGGGGCAAGTACTGCGCGCTGTTGCACATGAACCCATCTGCGTTCGGGTCGACCGGCGCGACGTTCGGGTTTACCGCGCAGTGGGGCGAGCGGATCGCAGGCAGCGACTTCGACCGCAACGTCGGCATGCGCGGCGGCCAGGTTGTGCGGGTGGGCGAGTCGGTCAAGGAGCTGATCGCCGACTCGGCGTGCGGCTACTTCTTCGCTGATGCGGTGGCCTGATGCTCAAGGCCAAGAAGTCTGGCGCGCTGTACGCGCTCGACAACATCGACCACGACGGTGTGCGCTACAGCCCAGGCGACGAGTTGCCGCCGCTGACGCCGGATGTGGAGGCGCGCCTGCGCGCCGGCGGCGTCATCAGCGCTGTGGCGCCGGTCGAAGACGCGCCGGTCGACCCGACCGAGGGCTGATTCGTGACTTACGCCACCGCCGACGATCTGACCGAGCGCTTCGGCGCCGTCGAGCTGGGGCAGCTCACCGACCGCGGGCAGCCGCCGGCCGGCGATAGCGACGCAGCGGTGATCGCCCGCGCACTCGCGGATGCCGACGCGCTGATCGACAGCCGCCTTGGCGGCCGCTATGCCGTCCCGCTGGCGGCGCCGCTGCCGGCGGACATCGTTCGTGTCGCCTGCGACCTGGCGCGATATCTGCTGCACGACCTCGGCGCGCCGGAACAGGTGCGCCAGCACTATGAAGACGGCCTGGACTGGCTCGCCAGGGTCGCCGACGGCCGGCTGCCGCTGATCGGTTCCGCCGGCGGCATCGTCTCTGCGCGCGGAACGGTGCATTCGCACGTCGCCGCGCGCCCCTACCCGGCCGACGCCGCTTTCGGCTCCAGCTTCGTCGAGGCCTTTTTGCCGTGATAATCACAGTCGACGCCGGCCAGGCAAGGCGCGCCATCGCTGCCCTCGGCGAGCGCGCCAGCAATCTGGCGCCGGCCTTTCGGGGCATCGGCTCGGACATCGTCGCAGACTCGGCGCTGCGCTTCCGTGGCAGCCGGGACCCCTATGGGGTGCCGTGGCGACCGCTGGCCCGCAGTACCGTGGCGCGGCGCCGCAAGGGATCAAGCCAGCCGCTGCTCGATACCGGCAGGCTGCGCAGCAGCATCAGCTACCGCCTGCTGGGCTCAACGGGCGTCGAGGTCGGCACGAACGTGCGCTATGCCGCCATCCACCAGTTCGGCGGCACGATCAGCTTCGCGGCTCGCTCGATTCGCGTGAGGCTGCGCAAGGTCGGCGGTCGCACCGTTTTCGCCAAGGACAAGCACAGCCGCGGCGTCGTCACGAAGTGGGGCACGAACAGCACCGGCTGGAGCGTGACGATTCCGGCACGGCCGTTCATCGCCACTGCATCCCGCGGCCTGCCGCGCGAGTACGGCGAGTTCATCCGCGACCGCATGGCGCGGCATTTCGGCTTGCGTGGTGCCGCGTGATCGATGTCACCCTGGCTGCCTGCGATCGCCTCGCCGGAGCGCTGTCGAGTCGATTCGCCGTCATCGGCAACGTCGCCGACTTTGAGGCCATCGCCGGACTGCCCCGCGCCCTGCCGGCTGCCTATGTGCTGCCGCTGATCGAGACCGCCGGCCCGCAGACTGCGATGGGCGAAAGCGTGCAGGAACACGAATGCACGTTTGGCGTGACCATCGTGGTTCGTCACGCCGGCGATGCCAGCGGTGCCCGCGCGGTGAATGCGCTCGGCCCGCTGCGCGACGCTGTCTCTGGCGTGCTGACCGGATGGCAGCCGCCGGACTGCATGTCACTGGTCGCGTTCGTCAGTGGCCAGCTCGTCGACTTTCAGGACGGCGCCACGATTTGGCGAGACGACTTCGCCGTCAAGCGCCTGGTGCGTCGCACGGCATCCCGCACTTAACCGGAGGTTTCCATGGGCATCGCTGCCGGGGTATTCAAGCAACTGGCCTACAAGGTCGAGTCCACGTATGGCGTCGCCGCCGGCACGTCAGGCGGTCAGCTGCTGCGCCGGACGCAGAGCACGCTCGACCTTTCGAAGGACACCTACCAGTCCAACGAAATGCGCTCCGACTTCCAGGTCGCCGACTTTCGCCATGGCGTGCGCCGCGTCGGCGGGAAGATCGACGGCGAGCTGAGCCCCAAGACGTACGGCGAGTTCTTCGCCGCGCTCATGAAGCGCGACTTCGCGGCCGTGACGGCCATTACCGGACTGTCGATCACCATTGCCGGGTCCGGCCCGACCTATACCGTGACGCGCGCCTCCGGCGACTACATCTCCGGCGGGCTGAAGGTCGGCGACGTGATTCGGCTGAGCGCCGGCTCGTTCAACGTGGCCAACAGCAACAAAAACCTGCTCATCGTGACCTTGACGGCCACGGTGGCAACCGTGGTTACGCTCAACGGCAGCGCGATGGTGGCCGAAGGTCCGATCGCCAGCTCGACCGCTACCGTGGTCGGCAAGAAGACCTTCGTGCCGACCTCCGCCCATACGGACAAGGCTTTCAGTATCGAGCACTGGTTTCCGGACGTTCCGGCGAGCGAGCTGTTCCTCGGCTGCAAGTTCAGCAAGGCATCGATCAGCCTGCCGCCAACAGGCATGGCAACGGTCAGCTTCGACGTGGTCGGCCAGGACTTTGCAGAGACTACGGCCAAGCGCACGGCCGTGGCTCTGACATCGCAGTACTTCTCGTCGCCGTCTGCCGTCACTTCCACGGGCGTGCTGACGGCGGTCAACGGCGTCGTGCGAATCGGTGGAGCCGCGATTGCCACGCTCACCGGCCTGAGTGTGGACATCACCGCCAACTACACGGGCGACCCGGTGGTTGGCGCGAACGTCGTGCCTAACCAGTTCGCCGGCCGCGTTCTGGTCGGCGGCCAGGCAACGATGTACTTCGAGAGCACCACCATCCGCGACGCATTCGTGAACGAAACCGAGGTCGACCTGCTCGCGGCCTTCACGACCGACAACACGGCTACGGCCGACTTCCTGACCATCGTGCTGCCGCGCGTGAAATTCGGCGGCGCGAGCAAGGACGACGGCGAGAAAGGCCTGGTGGCCACGCTGCCCTTCACGGCGCTGCTCAACAGCGCCGGCGGCACCGGCGTCTCGACCGAGAAGACGACGATCCTGATGCAGGACTCGCAGATGTGACGGTCATGTCTGCGCCACCAGCACCGGCCGGCGCGGACTGCCGCGACCTCTCTGCGCGTCTTCCGCGCCGGTGCGGGTGCACTTCACAGAGAGGCAATCATGAGTTTCGATCTTTCGTCGACCGCCACGCTGAAGCAGGCGAGCGAGGCGGGCTACACGTTCGAGCCCGTGTATCCGGGGACCGATGACGGCATCGGCGCCACCATCACCGTGCGCGGTCCGGAGTCGGGCCCGATCCGGGCGATGGTCGATCGGCACCTGCGCCAGGCGCGCGCCCGAGAACTGGCCGCCAAAAAGCGCGGCGGCGACGTCGCCGCGGACGTTTCCGTCGACGAGATCGAGGGGCAAACGCTCGAGATGGCGCTGACCTACACGATGGCCTGGAGCGGCTTCGAGCGCGATGGCGTTGCGCTGCCCTGCACGCCTGACAACGTGCGCGCCGTCTACGTCGACCATCCCTGGCTAAAGCTGCAGGTCCTGAAAGAGGCTCAGGACCTGGGAAACTTCGTGAGGCGCTCCTCGACGCCCTCCTCGAGCACGCAGAAGCCGAGTTCCGCCTCGACCTGACGCGGGAGGGCGGATGTTCGCTGCGATCGCATCTGCTTCGCGTACGGGAAGTCAAAGGCGTCGAGCCGGAGGGCCTGCGCTCTCCGGTCGCGCCGGCAAGTCTGCGGTATCTGCTCGCCTGGTACGCAGAGCTATCGGCGGCGCGCGGCGACGGATTCAGCCGGCCGCAGCCAGTGTCGTTCGCCGAAATTCAGTCCTGGTCCCGACTGATGCTGGTGCGGTTGGCGCCCTGGGAAGTTCGCGCCTTGCGCGCGCTGGATATGGCATTCCTGCGCGCCTGGCAGGCGGCGCAGAGGGTCAGTATCGCCTGATCTTCGCTTCCTGGCGCTGTAGCAGTCAGTCGTCGCCGCCGAAAAGAAGCAGCGACGCCAAGACGGCGGTGGCAGCGGCCGGCGCGCTGCGCGGATTGCGCAGGGCCGCCATCAGATTGAGCGCTGCAAGCACGAGGCCGAAGCCGATCGCACCTAGAAACAGGGCGCCGAGGAACTCTTGCATGCCCGGCAGGCTAGCACATGAGCGCTTTTGACGTATCGATCCGCGTAAAGGCCGATTCCGCTTCAGCGGTATCCGAATTGCGGCAGGCCGGGCAGCAGGTCGATCGCCTGGGCCAGGAAGCAGCAGGCGCTGCCGGCCGTGTCGACTCGCTCGCGCAGCACCTACAGAAAATGGGCCACGCCGCCGTCGGCCTGTACGGATTGCGCGAGGCGGCCCGCATGCTGGCGGCGTTCAGCAGGGAAATGATCGAGGCGCGGGTACGCGCGGAAAGCCTGGCGACCGGCCTGCGCTTCGCGGTCGGTGGCACGGGCGCGGAGGAATTGCGCTATCTGCGAGATTTGACCAAGTCGCTCGGCCTGGAGTTTCAAGGCACGGCGACCAGCTACATGCGCTTCGCGGCGGCTGCTCGCGGTACGGCGCTCGAAGGCGAGCAAGCGCGCAAAGTCTTCGAGTCGGTAGCCAAGGCGTCCACCGTTATGGGCCTCAGTGCCGACGAAAACCGCGGCGTTTTGCTGGCGTTGTCGCAGATGATCAGCAAGGGCACGGTTAGCGCTGAAGAGCTGCGCGGCCAGCTGGGCGAGCGGATGCCCGGCGCGTTCCAGATATCTGCGCGCGCCATGGGCGTGACGACGCAGGAACTTGGCCGAATGCTCGAGCAGGGCCAGTTGCTGACCGAAGACTTTCTGCCCAAGTTCGCGGACCAGTTGAATCGAGAACTTGGCGATGCCGCCGCCGGAGCCGGCCAGCGCGCCGAAGCCGCGATCAACAACCTCGCATCGGCCTGGGAACTGTTTAAGCAATCGGTGGCGGGCTCTGGGGTGTCGGCGTTCATCGGCGGACAGCTGCAGATCCTGAGCGATTCGCTGGACGATGCTTCGCGCTCGATGGCGCGCGCCAAAGAAGAAGGAGGCGGCTTTCTGTCGCAGATGCTGGCGCTCGGTGGTGCAGCGGCGCGGTTCGCCAATCCACTCAATGCAATTTCGTACCACTCGCAGGATGCCGGGCTGAAGCTCGACGCTGCCCGCGGTGAACTTGCCGAACTGCAACAGGCGCTGTCGGAGCAGCCGAACAACCTGATGCTGAAACAGGCGACGGCCGATACGAAGCGCCTGATTGCTGAACTGGAGCAGGCGACTCAAAAAACCGTAGCTTTGTCCTCGGCGTTTCTGAGTTCATCTCCGGCTCGCATTGATGCGCAGGCCGACGCCGAAGTCCTCAAACGCCGCGCAGCCGCAATGGCGGAACTGCAGCGCGTCATGCTGGGAGTTGCCGGCGTTGCTCCGCAACTGGAGGCAGGGCAAGCAGCGGTCAATGCGGCGTTAAGGGCAGGAGCAATCGACAGCAGCGCGGCCGCGGCCATGCTGAAGCTGCTAAGCGAAAAGTATGGCGGCGCCAGGAAGTCGGTCGGCGAACTTGACGACTCGACCAGGAAAGCCGCCGAGTCGCAGAAGGCGTATGCGACCTACGTCGACACGATCTACAAGCGTGCGCTCGCCGAGGCCGAGGCCGAGCAGAAGGCGTACGAGGAAGCGATCAAGCAGACGACGGAGGCGCAGGAGAAAGCGCTGGCCACCATGCGTGACTCGGCGCAGTCGGTCGAGGACCAGGTACAGGCGCTGCGCGACGAGGCGGCCGCCGCCGAGCTGGCCGCCGCGCAGAACATCGCGCTGGCCGAGGCCGTGCAGCTGGTGGCGATCGCGCGCCTCGAGGAGCAGGTCTCAGCGTTCCGCGCCGAGGGCAGCAGCGCATCTGCGATCGCCCTGGTCGAGCGCGAGATCGAGGCCCGCCGCGAGTTGATCACCGTGCTGCGCGACAAAGCAGGCCGGGAGGCGGCGATCGAGTCGGCCAAGGCCGCCGCGTCGGCATGGCAGGACGCCAGCCGCGACATCGAGAAGGCGTTGACCGACGCGCTGGTCCGCGGCTTCGAGAGCGGCAAGGACATCTTCCGCAGCATCGGCGACTGGATCGTCGGCTACTTCAAGAGCACCGTCGCCCGCGGCATCGCGCAGTCGATCACCGGCGCGCTCGGCTCGGCGCTGAGCGGTGCGGCAAACGCCAGCGGCGGCGGTGCGGGTGGCGGCCTCGGCTCGCTGCTCGGGCAGATTGGGTCGCTCGGTCCGTCGCTCATCTACGGCGCAACCGGCTCGCTGTTCGGCGGCGGCATCGGATCCATGTTCAGCGCCGCCGGCTCGATGTTCGGCGCCGGCTCGATCGGCGCCGGGATCGGCACCGCGATCGGCGCTGTGGCTCCCTACGTCGCCGCTGCCTACGCCGTTTACGAGATCGCCAAGCGCATCAAGGACAACGGCGGCTCTCCGGCGCAGCAGAACTTCTCGATGATCGGCCCGGCCGACATCGGATACGGCCGGCTGGCTACCAACCTGGGCTCGGCCAACTTCTTCGACGACTCGCTGACCAAGCTGCAAAACACCGTCGCCGACCTCGCGCGGGTGCTCGGCGGCGCCGCCGGAGCCACGACTTACGGGCTGTTCACTTCGATCTCTCCTGACGGGAGGGGTGGGCAGACCGTCGCCAACGTGATGAGTGGCGGCGCGAACATCTTCTACTCCGAGATCAACGGGTCGAACGAGAGCGTGCAGGCGCGCATCGCGGCGGAGCTGCCGCGGATGCTGCTCGCCGGCCTGCAGGACGCGCAGCTCGACCAGGTCTTCGCCGACTACTTTCGCAAGCTCGACCTGTCGACCGCCACGCAGGAGCAGGTGGACGCCGCGATCGCCGCCGCCGTCTCGGCGCGCGAGTTTTCGACCGCGATCGGACAGCTCGGCGGGCAGTTCGCATCGGTCGCCGGCCTGTCGGTCGAGGCGCAGAACGCATTCGCCGGCCTGCTCGGCGGAACGCAGTCGGCCGTCCAGCTGATTTCCACATACCAGAGCAACTTCCTGACCGCCGCCGAGCAAGAGGCGCGCGTGCGGCAGCAGATCGGCGATGCCTTGACGCAAGTCAACCTGTCGCTGCCGGAGACGCGGGAGCAGTTCCGATCGCTGGTCGAGG